ACAGGAGGATAAACCACATGGGAAGAATCCGCTACGGTATTAAAAACGTATATTATGCGGTTGCGACTGCGGCGCAGGACGAAAGCCTGACCTACGCAACCCCGGTCGCGATCCCCGGCGCTAAGTCCATCTCCCTGGACGCACAGGGCGAAAGCGTCGACGAATACGCCGACAACGTCACGTGGTGGCACGGCGACGTTAACAACGGTTACAGCGGCACGCTGGAGTTCGAGGATACCGCTGCTTCCGAGACTTTTATCAACACTGTTCTCAGCCACACCAAGGACAGCACCACCGGCGTCGTCACCGAGAAGGCGTCCGATCAGCAGAAGGAATTTGCCCTCGGTTTCGAGTTCACGCTGGACGGCGGCACCGAGACCGGCAAGCGCATCTGGATGCTCCGGTGCAAGATCTCCCGCCCGCAGATTTCCGGCTCCACCAAGGAGGCGAATGTTGCGGCGCAGACTCAGTCGGTTAACCTGACCTGCATTGCCCGTGCAGAGGATGAGAAGGTCAAGACCAGCGCAGTATCTACGGACAGCGCATATTCGACCTGGTTCAGCGCGGTCGTCGACTAATCCACAACACCAGAGGAGGGTGAAACATGGATAAGGTAATTAACATCGGAGGCACGGACGTAACGCTCCGGGCGACCGCCTCAACTGTGCGGCGCTACCGGGCGAAGTTCGGACGCGATTTGCTCGTTGATATGCAGAAGTTCACGGAAGGCGCTCAGAGCGGCGAAGCTCTGGAGTCTATTCTGAACCTGACGTACATCATGGCAAAGCAGGCGAACGACAAAGTTCCGGACGATATCGACGCATGGCTTGACGGCTTCGACGTCTTCCCGATCGCCGATATTTCTCAGGCAGTCGTTACACTGTGGATGCAGTCCACAATTACGACCGCAACCCCAAAAAACTGACGCCGCCATCGACAAGGCCGTTCACGACTGCACTGTTTTTACTACGGTGTACGAGTCTCGGTCTCTCGATGGCGGATTTGGATTTGCTCGATATGGGCATGGTAATCGACATGTTCGTCGAGCAGGGTAACGATGATTATGACTGGCCTGTTAAGGCCACTGCGAAAGACATAGAGGCTTTCTAATGGCAGATAAAATCCGCGGTATCACAATTGAATTGAACGGTGACAGTACCGGCCTGATGAAAGCGGTCAAACAGGTTAACGGCTCGCTGAAGCAGACGCAGGGCGCCCTTAAGGACGTGAATAAACTGCTGAAGCTCGACCCCGGCAACACTCAGCTTCTCGCGCAGAAGCAGGACTACCTCAAGAAGGCCATTTCCGATACCAGTAAGAAACTGGAAGAGGAAAAGAAGCTCCTTGACGAATTGCAGCGCTCTGGTGATTCCGACAAGACCGTCGAACAGCAGAGGGCGCTTGAACGCCAGATTGCGGAGACATCCAGTAAGCTCGACGGACTGAAGAAGGAAGCGAAAGAGTTCGGCAACGTCGCCTCTCAGCAGTTCGGACTTGCCGCGGCGAAAATCAAAGAGGTCGGCGCGAAGGTAACGGAAGTCGGTAAGGGGATGACCACGCACGTTACCGCGCCTATCATGGCAATCGGCGCCGCGTCTATGGTCGCATTTTCCGAGGTCGACGCCGCTATGGACACCATCGTCGTTAAGACGGGTGCTTCCGGCGACGCGCTGAAGGAAATGCAGGACATCGTCGGCGAACTGGCAACTACCATCCCGGTAAGCTTCGAGGATGCCGGAACGGCTGTCGGTGAGGTCAATACGCGGTTCGGAGCAACTGGCGAAGAACTGGAGAAACTGTCCGCTAAGTTCCTCAAGTTCGCCCAGATTAATGGCACGGACGTAAACAGCACCATTGACGCTACACAGAAATCAATGGCGGCCTGGGGAATCCAGGCAGACCAGACGGGCGAATACCTCGACACGCTGAACAAGGTCGGACAGAACACCGGGATTTCGATGGATGCACTGAACTCCGCTATGGCATCCAACGCGGAGACCTTCCAGCAGATGGGACTCGGTGCCGCTGACGCCGCTAATTTCCTCGGACAGATTGAGATGTCCGGCGTCGATACGTCCGCCGCTCTGAAGGGCATGCAGACCGCGATGAAGAACGCGGCGAAGGAGGGCAAGAGCCTGCCGGAGGCGTTGGCGGAGCTCCAGTCGGTGATGAACAGTTCTAAGTCCGACACCGACAAGCTGAACGCCGCAATTGAGTTCTTCGGAGCGAAGGCCGGGCCGCAGATGTTTAATGCTATGCAGAACGGTACGGTCACGCTGAACGATTTCGGTGCGGCACTGACCGACAATTTCGGTTCTGTGGAACAGACATTTGATGCCACGCTCGACCCGGTCGACACCATGACGACCGCCATGAACGACCTCAAGCTCGCGGGCGCGGAGCTGGGCGGTTCTATCCAGAGCGTGCTCGCACCCGTCCTTGAACAGGTCGCCGAAAAGCTTAAAGAGCTCCGGCAGTGGTGGGAAGCGCTCGACCCGGCGATGCAGGAGAATATTGTCAAGGTCGGCCTCGTGGTTGCGGCCGTCGGCCCGTTGCTTGTTATCATCGGTTCCGCTATCAGCGCAATCGGAACGGTCGTCGGCGCAATCGGCGGCGTGGTCGCCGTGCTGGGCGGGCCGCTGACAGTGGCTATCGCTGCGGCGGTTGCGGCGGGTGTCCTGCTTTACCAGAATTGGGACACCATCAAGGAAAAGGCAACCGAGATGCTTGACAAGGTTAAGGGGGCTTTTGACGAACTGAAAACCAAGGTCATCAATGTGAAGGATACCATCGTGACGAACGTCTCCGCACTGGTTACGAAGGTTAAGGAACTGATTAAGCTTCCGCACTTCAAGATTAGCGGAGAGTTCGGTATCAATCCGCCGCGGGCACCTTCTTTCTCCATCGACTGGTATGCGAAGGCAATGCAGAACGGAATGATTCTGAATGGCGCGACCATCTTCGGCGCGGCTAACGGTCGCCTCATGGGCGGCGGAGAAGCGGGCCCGGAGGCGGTTGTCGGCGTCAACTCGCTCATGTCCATGATTAAGAGTGCCGTCGGCGAAACTATCAACTACGGCGGCGTGAACGTCGTTGTGTATGGCGCCCCCGGTCAGGATGTGGCGGAGCTTGCCGATATCATTTCCGACCGCATCAACCAGAAGGTCGCAAGCAGAAAGGCGGTGTTCTCGTGATTCATTTCTTTACGTTCGCCGGGAAGAACTGCCGTGATTACGGCGTGACTATCTCCGGCGCGAGGTCATACGGCACCGCTGAGCGCGATCTGGAACCGATTTCCATACCGGGGCGGAACGGTGACCTCTACTACGACAACGGACGGTTTAAAAACGTCCCTGTCACGTATGACGGCTATATTACTCGTAACTTCAACGCCAATTACAACGGCTTCAATGCATGGCTTATGTCTCAGAGCGGTTATCAGCGCTTAGAGGACAGCTATCAGCCGGAATACTTCCGCATGGCACGATTCTCCGCAGGACTCCAGTCCGAACCTGTTATCAGGCTCGGGGTGGGGTCTTTTTCCGTTGCGTTTGATTGCATGCCGCAGAAGTTTCTTAAGCTTGGGGAAATCGTTGAGCGGTATTCGGCGAACGGCTCCATCCTCAATCCGACGCGGTTTAATGCTAAGCCGTTAATCCATTGCGTCGGAACCGGCGGAACGGTCTCGATCGGCGGCGTTGCGGTCACGGTCAGCAGTTGCACGGCTTCCGTAGACATCGACTGCGAGCTTATGGAGGTCTATGAGGGCACGACAAGCCGGAACAGCGTTACGACACTCCCGAACGGCTCCTTCCCGGTCATCAAGCCGGGTGAATGGTCGGTAACCTTTTCCGGGTGGACACAGGTAAGTATTACTCCGAGGTGGTGGACGATATGATTCCGATTCTCTTTTCTCCGACCGCCACGGCATTCAACACCAACGGCATCGGGCGGTTATCGGATACGATTTCCTGTTCCGTGCATGAGGCGCGTAACGGTGAATTTGAACTGGAGATGGAATACCCGGTCGACGGGACGCACTATTCCGATATCGTCCACAGCGCCGTTATCGTGGCGAAACCGTCAGCAAGACGGTCACAGCAGGCTTTCCGGGTCTACAAGATTACCACGCCGATGGCGGGCACGGTAACGATACTGGCACAGCATATCAGCTATCAGTTGTCCTGGATTCCGGTGAAACCCTTCACGGCGGCGAACCTGACGAACGCACTGGCGTATTTCGGCACCATGTCGGCGGAGGCGAATCCGTTCACGTTC